CGAGAGTATCGGGAAAAAGCTGGAAGATAAAAAGACAAGTTGCAAGGCAAATGTTGGCAAAGATTTTTGTAATGTTTGCAAAAATTCTTACAGTTATAAGAACAATGATGGGCTTATTGCCATTAACTGTGTAGGTTGCTTGCTTGATGTGCCTTGCGAGGATTTTAAGAGAAAAGAAGATAACTAACTAAAAATCAAAGAAAGGAATAGGTTGTCGCGACATAAAACCGAGGTTTCCTTTTGGTAAGAGAAAATGTTAGATTTTGGATATTACAACATGGATTGTATGCAAGGAATGAAAGAATTTCCTGACAAGTATTTTGACCTTGCGATTGTAGACCCACCTTATGGAATTGGAGAAAATGGGGATAAAAACCATACAAGAGGTAAACTAGCGAGAGCAAAGAATTATAAGGCTTTTAGTGGAATGGATTTAAAGCCACCAAGCGAAAAATACTTTGAGGAACTTTTTAGAGTTTCAAAAAATCAAATTATATGGGGCGCAAATCATTTTATCAGCAAAATGCCGTTTGATAGTAGTTGTTGGATTGTTTGGGATAAAGATAATGGAGATAACGATTTTGCTGATTGTGAGCTTGCATGGACTTCGTTCAGTACTGCAGTAAGGCAAATTAAATATAGGTGGGCTGGAATGCTTCAGCAAAACATGAAGCGTAAAGAAAATCGCATACATCCAACGCAGAAGCCCATTGCACTATATGAATGGTTATTAAGCAGATATGCAAAGCCTAATGACATTATACTTGATACTCATGTAGGCAGTGCGAGTAGCTTGATAGCTTGCTATAACACTAATCATAAATTTGTCGGGTTTGAGCTTGACGAATACTATTACAAGGTGTCAAAACAGAGGTTAGATACCGAAATGGCACAAATGAGATTAAGTGATTATATTTAACAGGAGAAATGGCTTATGAAATTTACAAAATTCATTAAGCCAGAACTTGAATACATTAAAGAAAATGCCAATTTCACGGAAGAAGAGGAGAGGATTTTCTCTCTTCTCTGCCGTGGTTTTTCACAAAAGCAAATATCCACAAAAGAAAATCTATCACTAAGAACGATAGAGTACAGAGTGAGAGATATAAAAGATAAAATAGAGAGAACGGGGGTATTTGATTGGATGAAAAAGAACTGTTGAAATATGCCGTTGATAGTGGTATTCTCGACATAGCACTTGTGCAGAAACAAGTCACTATGCAAAAGAGAGAAAAATTACTCAACAAAAATCCCTATAAAATCTATCAAGGAAAGGATGAGAACTGGTACTCATATCTGCCGGATGAAGTTAAAGGCAGACGTAAAATCAAGGCAAAGCGTAGAGAAGCGGTCGAGCAGAAAATCATTGATTATTGGAAAGAGAGAGAGGATGACCCTACAGTAGAGGAAATCTTCAATCGTTGGATTTCACAAAAGCTGGAACTTGAAGAAATCAGCAGGGCAACCTATGACAGATACTTAATGGACTTTCAGAGATACTTTGACGGTATCAAAGATAAGAAAATCAAAAGAATAGACGAATGCGACCTTGAAACGTTTATACGAAACAGCATCCATGATTTCAACATGACTTCCAAGGCATTCTCAAATTTCCGGACACTGATTTATGGAATCTTTAAGTATGCCAAGCGGAAGAAGTATGTCAAGTTTTCCATTACATACACGCTGAAAGACATGGACATATCGCCAAAAGCGTTTAAGCACGTAGTCCGACAGGCAAAAGACCAAGTATATATGCCGGATGAAAAGGAGCGCATGGAGATGTATCTTAGGAATCACTTAGATATCGTGAACCTTGGATTGTTATTCATGTTTAAGACAGGGGTTCGTGTCGGGGAATTGTCGGCATTAAAGCGGAAAGATGTTGAAAATTACACGGTTGCGATAAATTCTACAGAAACACGTTACCGGGATGATGATGGTTTTCACTATGAGGTCAAAGATTTTCCGAAATCAGAAGCCGGATTGCGATTTGCCATATTGCCGGATAAGTACAAATGGATTCTTGATGAAGTACGAAAGAGAAATCCCTTCGGGGAATATCTATTCGAGAGAGACGGAGAACGGTTGAAGTCCTATAACTTTCGTGAACGTTTGCGGTATATCTGTGAACATGAACTGCGAATGAAAGTGAAATCTCCGCACAAAATCCGAAAGACATATGGAAGTATCTTGCTTGACGGAAAAGTGAAAGAGTCCACAATCCTTGATACCATGGGGCATACAGACATTAGTTGCACAAAAGATCATTATTATTTTGATCGTACCGGAATTGAGGAAAAGAGACAGGAACTTGGCTTAATTGAAGCATTATAAGTCCCTAGTACTCAAAGGTACTCAAAGAAAAATTGAAAGAATGGCTATTTTAAGCCATTTCAAGGCAATCACTCTAGGGTTCGATTCCCGTACGGACTGTTTTTAAAGTCGCATAAACACTGTGTTTGCGGCGTCTTAAAAAACTTTGGTACTCAAAATGGTACTCAAAAATTGAACACAAAAGAAAGGAGTCTGCGCAAGTGCTTTAGATTCTTTTCTGAAAATGGTAGACTTGGAACGCTTTGAGCGTTCTTTTTTTATGCGGTTTTTCTGCTTATTTTTTGCGGAAGAACCGTATTTTTTTATGCAAAAATATAAGCATAGGAGGGATGCGGAATGTTATTTACAGATGAAATTCTTGAAAAAATCTTAACAAGAGAAGATGTGTCAAAGGTTCCGCTTGTGTATCAGTCAGCGATGATTCACGCAATCAAGGAAGTATTGGAGGAAGAGAATGTATCAGATGCAAAATCAGAATATGGCATTTAACCCAAACCCAAGCTATGCCGCATATCAGTACAACCCAATGCAGAGGTTTCAACAGCCAGAGCCACAGATTCCGCAGATGCAACCGCAATTTCTCGGAATCCAAGGAAAAGTAGTGCAGTCGGAATCAGCAATCATGGCGAATGATGTACCGATGGACGGAAGTGTTGCGTTTTTCCCAATGCAGGACATGAGCGCAATCGTAGCAAAACAATGGGATGCCAATGGAACAATCAGAAAGACCGTTTACAAGCCTTTTAATGAGCAGATGGCAGATTCTTCGATTGATGATAAAAGAATTGAAATAGGGCTGTCTGACGATGCGACAAGGGCTATTACTGACAAATTGGATTGCTTGTTTGGAAAGATGGAAGAGTTGGAAGATAAGCTATCTTCGCAAACGCAAAGAAAATCTTCACGAACACAAAAGGAGAGTGAGTCTTAATGAATCCTATGCAGATGTTACAGGGAATGAGAAACCCACAGCAGTTTTTACAACAAATGATGGGGAATAACAGCGTAATGAACAACCCTATGGCTCGCAATGCTATGCAGATGGCACAGAAGGGAGATTCCAAAGGCATAGAGCAGATGGCTAGGAATTTGTGCAAAGAAAAGGGGATTGACGCAGATAAGGCTTTTGAGTCGTTTAAAAGCCAATTAGGAATGTGATACTAATTCTTGCAAGATTATGTATATAAAAAATGAATTATGGAGGTAAAAATTATGTTTGGTTCAAATTGCAACACAGCATCTGTTCCGCTTGTTGCGAACATTGACGGAAACGGAAATAACAACGGATGGGGCGCAGAAGGCTCATGGTTATGGTTCATTATCGTTATCTTCGCTATCTTTGGATGGGGTGGATTCGGTAACGGATTCGGAGGAAACGGAATGAATGGTGGTGTCGGAAGTGAAATCCAGCGCGGATTTGATAATCAGGCGGTTGTGTCAAAGCTTGACGGAATTACAAACGGACTTTGTGACGGATTCTATGCAGTGCAAACAGGCATGAATGGCATCAACACAAACATTTTGCAGACCGGATTCGGCATCCAGCAGGCTATCAATGCTGATACAGTCGCTAATATGCAGAATACAAATGCATTGCAGTCACAGCTTGCTAACTGTTGCTGTGAAACAAGAGAAGCTATCCAAGGCGTAAACTACAACATGGCAACTAACACTTGCGCACTGCAGAACACCATGAACAGCAACACGAGAGACATTATCGACAGTCAGAATGCAGGAACACGCGCTATTCTTGATTATCTCTGCAATGAGAAAATTTCTAGCTTACAGGCAGAAAATAACGACCTTCGCAGAGCAGCTTCACAGGATCGTCAGAGCGCACTGCTTACAACTCAGATGGCGGCTCAGACACAGCAGATTATCAATGCGGTAAATCCGTCTGCTATTCCGGCATATGTTGTACCTAACCCAAATGCTTATGCATATGGATGCGGATGCAACACAGGATGTAACTGCTAAAACTAAATAATTGAGTATCTTAATTGAGTTTAACTCAATCATGTCTGCTATGCAGTATTACTTATAATCAAAGGGCAGACTATAATGTTTGCCCTTATTCTTATGAAAGAGAGGTAAAAATAATGGAAGTAACAGGAATTGCATTACAAACCGTTGCTGCCGGAGAAGATGTGGCATTCACAGAAACAGCAGTGAACGGAACAAAATGTATCGTACACAGACAGGGAAGCGGAATTGTTAAGTTAAGAGGTATCACCAATCAGTGCAAAGCTAGATTTTTGGTATCGTATTCTGGAAACATTCAGATTCCGACAGGCGGCACAGTTGGAGAGATTTCACTTGCAATCGCGGTTGATGGAGAGCCTTTGCAGTCAACAAAGATGATCGTAACGCCTGCGGCAGTTGAGAATTTCTTTAATGTATCAGCACAGGCATATGTTGATGTACCTTGCGGTTGTTGCAGTACCGTAGCCGTGCAGAATACGTCCACGCAGGCTATCGAGGTGCAGAACAGTAATTTGATTGCAGTAAGGGAGGCTTGATATTATGCATAAATTTGCGAAACAGATTATGGATTGCGTGAAAGCCCACGTTGACGGCATTGGAATTGAGAATTTTGAAGGTCAAAACCTTGATGATCTCAAGGATTGGACGGAGATTGCAAAGAACATCGTATGCTTTGACAAAGACTATAACATTGTTGAGGCCATGAAAAAGTCTGAAGATGAAGAAATCATGCGCATGGCGGAAGAATTTGGGGATTATCCGGGAAGAAGATACTACAATGAGTACCGGTACTCAAATGGAAGATTCGCACCGAAAGGGCGTGGAACACGCAGAGGATATGTAGAACCACCATATTACCATCAGATGCCGGAAGATTACCACGAATGGGAAAATATGCCGGAATACGACCGAATGAGAGACCTTGACAGAATGAGTATGGGAAAGATGTATTATTCAGAGCCTATGAGCGGAAATAACGGCATGAGTACCGGTACTCACGATGCAAGAGAGGGCAGAGCCGGTATGAGCCGGAGAAGCTACATGGAAACAAAGGAAATGCATAACGGAAATTCACCGGAAGATAAGGACGCAAAGATGAAAGAACTTGAAAAGTACATGAAATCTCTTTCGGAAGATGTGACCGAACTGTTTTCCGGTATGTCCCCAGAAGAGAAACAGTTGACCAAGACAAAGCTGACTACGCTTGTCACGAAAATGTAATAGAGAGGGCATTTTGCCCTCTTTGTTTGCGAGGTGGTAAATTGTTCACGATAAACAATGAAATATGGAATTTGGTCAAAGTATCGCGTTACAGCGATATGCTACAGAGAAGTGATGGAAGCAGGACGGTAGGAATGACCGACAGGGACACGAAAACGATATATCTTGCGGATGATTTGCGCGGAAGGTTCCTTGACCGTGTGTTGTGCCACGAATTATGCCATGCGTTCTGTCTTTCGTATAATGTATACATGGATATTGATACAGAGGAAATTGTAGCAGACTTTTTGGCTACATACGGAAGAGAAGTGTTTGAAATAGCAGACAGACTATTGATTGAACTTATGGAGGTTGCATAATGGATAAAATTTCAGAACTCTTACAGTACGTGCACCGGACGAATCCGGAAATGACTAGGGAAAAGCTGATAGAAGAGTTGAGTAAAAGTGACTATGCGGCGCGGTCTTTGATTTTCACGAAAGAAAATTTTTCCCGCGCCCCCAAAAATATTTCGTAATTTTTTTGTACCCCCCTGGGGTAGCGTTTTAGGGTCGAGATTCCATTTTCACGGATTCTCAAAAACGTGTAACAAACGTGCAATTATCTGCGACATTCCGCAAATAACACAAATACACCATATATTATGCTATATATAGATAATTCATTTATGATATTTGATGATATTGCCGATCACAGGCAAACGCCAGAAGACGCTTGCCCGGCTGTAGTTATAGTCTAGCATAGACCGCATTTTACCACTTGTCAAGATAGTTTTTCCCGTCGTACCGGCTGTAAGTGTGTGTTATGTTTTCCGGTCTTTGCGTGATCTGCATCCAGTCACCGCCACGCTGGGCGGTTATTTTGATTTTTGCAGACTCCACCCATTCCACGCCCTCGAATTTCGAGTAGCCACACGTTTTGCCAGATATTTCCGGATAGCCAAGAGCAGACACCCGGCGCATTATTTCTCTTTTTCCGATATACTCATATTTTCCCATCTTTCATGCCTCCAGACGTTCCGCGCTCACTCATGCATATATCTCTGCATCCGTCGCGCGTTAATTGGTTTATAATTAACCATGCTTGCATATCCCCATACGCCACCCGGCGCACGGCTTGCCCGTTGTGATCGGCTTTAATATCGTAGGTCATACACTTATACCTCCTTATATCGTGTTTATTTGTCAATGTGCGTTATATGCCCGCATCCGTCGGAACGGTGTGCAATCTGTTTTTTGTTGGAGATGCACAAGCTCCAAAGTGCCGCAATAGTGACGGCTTGCGATCTTGCCGCCGCTCTTAATGATAGAACGGTAGAAACGAGCTTTCCCGCGTGTCTTGCGTCTGCATTAAAGCAGATCAACCGCGATTATTTACGGCTGCGGCGCGCCGTGTGACGGCAATATGCCGCCATATAACCCGATGCAGTCCCAATATATGGCCATCGGTTAATAAGTCCACGCCGCCGGAATCGAACCCCGGAAACGCCAACCTTGCTAATTATTTGCTTGCTAAAATCTCCCTTGCTAATAAGTCCCAATAAAGACCATCGCCGCGTTTATCAAGCCATTTTTCGGCTTCTTCTGTGCTTTCGTCTAACCATTCAGCCATAAGCCGGATAATATCATAATAACTATATGCAACGCCAACGCCTAAACCTCTAAGCCATTCAATACAAGCGTTGCGCTCTCCAAGTCTTGCGACTGCCCAGCCGTATTCATTTATAAATTTCTCCTTAATGTCCTTGATCGTGTTAAGATCTTCACTCTGTGCGACCTCTGTTAAATAATTTCTAACTGCTGCTTTTACTTCCTTGCCATTTGTTCTTCTCATTTCTTTTTACCTGTGCTATAATATAGCTACCTTTCTTTTTTGATTGGTGGCGGTTCGTTCTTGGTAGGAGTGACCGCCTTTTTATTTTTTGTGCTTCATTTGATACTTGTATTATAGTAAATATAAGGCACAAAAACAATTGACATAATATACAAAATATAAGGCACAAAACATAATTTTACTTGTGAAATATGTATAAGGCACAAAACATAAAAATCCTTTATATAGGAAGAAAAATATTTTTATTGACTTATAAGGCACAAAACATTATAATAGTAGCAAACATAGAAAGAGAGGTGCAGAGCATGGAACGTAAGACAACAGAAGCAACAAGGCGCGCAATCTATAGATATGATGATAAGTTTGAGCGTGTTAATTGCAGATTTGCAAAAGGCACAAAGGATCGCATAGAAAAGCTTGGATACAAGAGCGCAAACGACTTTATCAAACTTGCAGTAGCGGAAAAGCTGGAGCATGACGAAAAAATCTTGAAATAAGGCACAAAAAACTATTGACATATAAGGCACAAAATGTTATAGTATAGACAGATAAAAGAAATAGAGCAAAGGCGAAAGTCAAGAAAGTGGAACGACATAACAAAAGCGTTTGAAAGTTATGTACTAATGCCAGCGTTTCAGGAAAATGAGACTTGCGAGTTTGACGAAATGGAAAAACGTATTGATGCATTGGTTTACGAGCTGGTTCAGAAGCAAAAAGAGGGAGAAAATACCATGAAAGGGATATTTTGCAATAGAATATATTTAGATAACGAAAGCTATGACGAAAATGGAAATATAGAATATTACAAGATAGAGGAAGAAAGTGGGTATCTTGAATTTTCTGAAGAATGGGTTAAAAATGGCACAGAAGAAGAAATTAAATCTTTCGTAGAGAATATGTTAGACAACTCTTTGCAAACAAGCAGCAAAGAAGAAGCCGGTTATTCTTGGAAAGCAGACGGAAATTATAGCCTAGATTCAAATAAATTAGAACAAAATTATATAGTTCTGTTTAAAAATAACATTCCAATAGAAGCGTTTTGGATAGGAAATGCTATTGACAAGTAAGAAAATGCATTGTAATATAATAAAGCACCTTGTAAAAGGTGGGAATAGAAACAGGATTATTATTTATTCAGTGCTTAATGGCACAGAAAGAGAGTGGGAAAGACTAAAAATCTGACCCACTCTTTTTCTGTCACTGAGAATATAATTATTTCAATCCTTGTATCCGGGGATCGCTCCGAATACCACAGCGACAAGCATCCATGCCGTGCGACATATTTATAGTCTATCATCAGATCGGACAGAACGCAAGTAAATATTTTCAAACAAAGGGTAGCTTTTCCGGCTGCCTTTTCTTTTTGCCATGTCCAAAATCAGCAACGCGCCCGGGCATATCTTACAAAATCTCCAAAAACCGTAAACAAACTATAAAATTTTTATTAATTTTTTATAAACAAGGCTAGGCTCATTAGGTCTTTGATAAGTCAAAAAATGATAGAATAGTATCAGTTTTTACAAAAAATCGTCTGACAATCGTATGACATAAGGCGACACAATCGTCTGACGTCGCTTTTTCAGAACTATGTTTCTCTTTCTCTATCTTTTTCTTAATCTTTTAAATTAATAATAATACACTGTATCTAAAGCCTGTAGGTTTATAGTAAGTGTATATCCGCATACGCGCGCGGCGTAAGTATATAATACCACCGTAAAAAATAAAGGCTTGACTTTAAACCCGGAAATAGTGTATACCAAAAGCAGAGAGATTAACAGATTGGAGGTGTGAATATATGCAGGATGTAGAGAGTGTAGATCTTACAAGCCTTATAGTGGATCTAGGTACAGTACAGATATACACATCAACTGTACAGGATTTAATAGACAACGCTTGTATAGAATTTCACATCGAAGATTTACTAAAAGCTGGACAGAGACAATGGAAAGCTGTTATGCAGTATGTTGGTATGCATCTATTCCCTGATACATCGGTACTAAAAGACAAGAGCTTGAAACCTCTTGGTAATGCAACTATACCGACTAATTGTAACAGATATGACAGAGAGGTATTATATAAGCTTTGTGATTATTATATATATCTCTCCAATGTGTATAGCAAGTTGGTAAGTACAGTAGCATTCAGTTATTTTTGTAATATACCAACCAACACAATGGATATATGGAGTACAGAAGAACCAAGTTCGTTGGCTTTCAAGATGTGGCAAAAATTACAGCGATCTCGTAAGGATTGCATCCTAGATCGTGCGTATGATTCCAACAGCCCTGTAGGCACTATGTTCGTGGGAAATAACGAATTTGGCATGAATCAGCCAGGCATTGGAGATAATGCCACCCAAAGAAGGGCAATCACAGCGCAGGAGCTGCCAAGACTGGACGAGAAAAAGAGCCAAGAATTGCACGCAATTGATACACAATTCACAGATGCAGCGGTAAATAATACGGTTTAAATTGTTTGTGATTATTCTACAATTCACAAATGCAGTAATATCAAGGGTTGTAGCGTTTTAACTATTCGTGAACTATTCGGAAAAGTTAGGTTTTGCGAATAGTTGCAAGGGTAAGACATGAATTGTATTAAAACAATTTGATTTTCACACAATGACAACAAAGCGAAACGGAAAATATTTTAGATTTCCATGTTTGCAAGAAAAGGATGGGGAGGGGGTCTGACAGAAAGACCACAGGGCGGCTACTAAGTCCCTTAAATACCTCAAAAAATAAAAAGCCACTTACAACACCCATTGACTTTCATCGTAAATAGGCTATAATAAATTTATAACAATTCACTTTCACGTTGCGAATCGCAACTAAATTTCCAAAAATTTTTTAAAAACAAAAAAGTGTTTCGGACAGGAGAATGACATATGACCGGAAATGAGTACCAGAAATTAGCCATGCGGACGAAAAACCACAAGGCGACAGAAAGAATTTCGGATAAACTCGATTTGCTTAAATTTTGCAAAAAGAACAATATCGCATCTGCGTTGCAAGATTATGACCTTGGCGGCATCTTCAATTCTTGTTTGGGGTTATCTAGCGAGGTTGGAGAATTTAACGACATAATCAAAAAATGGATTTTCCATGAGAAACAGCTTAATATTGACCACGCAAAGAAAGAAGCAGGCGATATTTGCTGGTATCTTGCAATGCTTTGCGAATCCTTCGGCTGGAGCCTTGATGAAATCATGCAAATGAACGTAGACAAACTTAAGGCACGTTATCCGGAAGGGTTTGACATTGAAAGAGCAAACCACAGGGCGGAGGGCGATGTGTAATGGCAAGCTGCAGCAATGAGTTGATGAAAACCGAGTATTCCGAAACCTTTGATGAAAAACGCAAAGGATTGATTGAACAGTCGTATTACAAATACGGACCGGCAAGAATGAACTTTTCTACCGGAAATGTGGATGCAATCGAAAGTTTGAAAATGAATCTTTCCAAGTTTGAAGAGACCGGGAATCTTGAATATCTGTGCGACGTTGCAAATTATGCCATGTTCCGGTTCATGTTTCCGCAACAGGGCGAATACTTCAAACATACGAATTCTGATGAATCTGCCGGACTTTTCGGCATGAGCGTGAATGAAATGGAGCGGTTCAAACAGGAACACGGCTTTGAGGATGGGAGATATTGATATGATTTTAAAGATAATTGCAACAGCGGCAGATGCCCTCGTAATACTGGGACTTATGAGAGGACAGGTAAAACAAAAAGACAATTCAAACGCAATGGGGTATTTGCTTTCATACGTGATTTTTGCAATGAATATTATGGTCATTTGGAGATAACAATATGACAATTTATGATTCGATATTTGGTATTCGCTTTCTTCCACCAATTTTGAGCGTGGTCGAAAGAATACATATAATAAAATCAAAGCAACCGGATAGTGCCGGAGATTTGCTCAATCTGGAAAGCGACGCCGAGCACCAGAGCGAGAAATCGGAGCATCCGGTATAGCTTAAGTCCGCAAGCGATAGTTCCTGGCTGAATAATTGATCTATCGGCGTTAGGCTTTGAATTATGTTTGCGGACGGAACAACATTGGGCTATTGCCAAGTGGTAAGGCACAGGATTTTGATTCCTGTATTCCCGGGTTCGAATCCCGGTAGCCTAATTGGTTACATGCTGACGTTCCATGTAGCCACGTATGTTTTTCATATGTACTTGAACCCTTGGTTGAGTGATTCAAGCATTTGGGTTCCTCCTTTCGCCACTAGGACGATTCTGTTAAGGACGGTGCGAGACCGTCCGGTGGTATTCTATCATGCATCTATCCCACGGCGCATGATCGTGTAACGCATAGCACGTAAAACATATTGCTAACCGTCTTGTGGCGGTTCTGGGGAAGCGGCAACGATTGGCGGTGTTGCGGCTGACTGTAAATCAGTTCCCAAGTGGTATAAACGATGGAGGTTCAATTCCTCTCTTCCCCATGAGCGAAAGCATCCATTTAGTCCCGCGTTACCGGTTTGCGAGATTATCCTAGGTTATTTGGATGTGAATAGCAAAGACTTAAATTGCGTCACAGCAGGCGCGGATTGGTGTCACAATCGACCGCGTGTCTTTGATCGGTTAGTCAAGTGGCCAAGACACCACCCTTTCACGGTGGTAACACGAGTTCAAATCTCGTACCGATCACTGTATTGGGATTTAATTCAGTGGCAGAAGACACGGCTTATATCCGGGTTGTCGCGGGTTCGATTCCTGCAATCCCAACGCGTTGTAAAATATTGTTTATGTGACAAGGCTGACGAGTTTTGGTGTAATGAATGATGTTTTTCTTGTGATGGAAGCGTTGCCGGCTTAAAAAGCGTGGAAACAGGACGATGAAAGTTCGTTGACGATATGTAGAAAATTTTGCAGTGTTCCCATAATGGAATTGGAGCCGGTTGCTATCCGGTCGGGCGTTTATTCGCCTTGTAGGTTCGAATCCTGCACACTGCGCTTGCCCGAAATCGGGCGTTGATGTGTGGCGGAATGGGTAAACGCTATGAAATGTCTATTGCAAAATGCAATACAGAGAAAGTATTTCTCAGGGACATTATGAGAAAGTAAATCTTTTCTGCGAGGTTCAAATCCTCGCCACATCAATTCCTTATCTCCACTTAGTCGGGTGCTACTGCAATAGTTCCGGTCGATGGGAGACTTATGGATGGTAGCGGTATAATTGGCAACAGAAAACCCTTCCGTGATTAGAAATTGCAGATTTGAAAGCGGTTGGCATGGTTTTGGCTGACAGGGTTCGATTCCCTGTGCCGCTATTTGATGATAAAAAACATTGTGGAATATTTATATCATCAAAAGGCACGGAATCTCACGAGGATTCCGATTTTTGCTATGATTGGGGTATAATATGACAAACTGCGTGAATTGTGGCGCACCGATCGAAACCGACAAAAAGGTGTGTCCTTATTGCAAAACTCCATATGATGTAAGTGGATTCAAGGCTGAAATAGGGGAAATGTTCGGAGAAATTACGATTGGTGGAAAAACAAGTAGAGTATATCTAGGAAATGTAGAACGCAATCAGCTATTAATCGAGCCATATTATGATGCAAATGGTATTTTGCATCGTGAGATTACAAAAACAATACGCAAATTTACTTTGATTGAGGTGTGAATTATGACAAGTTGCTTGTGCTGTGGAATGCTAATACTTGACTCCGAAGTTGATAGGTGCCCTTATTGCAAATACCTATTTACACAGATTCCGGCAAGGAACGTTCCAGAAAGTCAGCCGGAGAAGGTGGAAACGGCAATATTTGAAAACGTGGTATTTAATAAAGGGGAGGGGCGGAAGAATGTGTGATTTTTGTCGGAATAAAAAGAAAATCATTGATGGTAAAGGAAATTTAGTTCTTTTTGGAGCTGAAAATAACATGATTTTCGACAATAGCGATGGAAAAGAGGTTGCAGGAGCCGTAAAAATTAATTTTTGCCCTATCTGCGGAAGAAAGCTGGTGTAGTAATGGCAGAACCTTTAAGCAAATTAGCAGAAAAATGTAAAAGTTGCCCCAAATCTGAAAAATGCGACAATAAAAGAATGGAGTTATGCGCTTTAGCGGATTTGCCACCACAAAATCTTTCAAGTGCTACACAAGGCATTTTGATAGACAATATGTCACCTATATTGAGGGAAGAAATAAAAAGCCCTTTAAGCCCATTTCGGTACAAAGACGAATTAGAAAAAGCACTAAATGATTTGCATTTTGGGAATATGTTTATGAATGGTGCTTAGAAAGTTGGTGGAAGAATGAAACATCAAAAAGAATGGCGCACTTGCGACAGGTGCGGTGTGGAAATAAAAGCAAAACCAAAGAGAGGGATAAAATTTACATTAATTGGGCGGTGCTCAGATATTGAACCGACATTTGAAGATTGCGACATAGAAGCAGAGGTTGAAAGTATCTATAAATTCAAATTATTCAATCGAAAATATGACCTATGCCCTAAGTGTAGGAAAGATTTTAAGGAGTTTATGAGAAATGATCGTTAATATGGGAACCCAAACCTATGAAATGAGCCGAAAGCAGACAAAAGCTATTCTTGAAACTGCTAAGAAACTTGCGGATTGCAATATATATGGCATCGAAAAAGGCAATATAGTGATTATGCTGAATGAAAAGTATGAGGACGATATGAGCCTTAAAAAAGCCGTAGAGGAGTATAAAAAGAAAGGGTTCAAGGTGCATTGGAAATGAAGAAAATACCAACATTGTTTGAAGTATTGCCTTAAGGAGCGATAATTGATGGAATTTCAATACAGAAAAATGGTACAGGAGATAGCTGACACGGTATTAGACAATGCCACAATCAACAATATTCCGTTTCGTGAATGGATTGATAATGTGAATAATGCTTATGTAAATAAAAAATGCAATCTGACTTCTTGCCGATACAACGCAGATGGCAAGTGTGCCAATGATGAGAAGAGAAAAGAATGTATTGATGTTTGCGAAAAAGTGTTATGCATGAATTGAAAGGAGATTTTATGAAGAAGAAAATTATAGCAATTGCATTAGGATTGACATTGTGCTTGGGAATGACCGGATGTGCATCGTGGGACAGATTTGTGGTAGACATGAAAAGCGATGCAAATGGCGGTATGCAAAGAACCATTACTGTATACACGGCAGATGGTAAAGAACTTGCAACATACAAAGGCAAGATTGACCTTAGCACAAACGATGGTGGATATGTTAAGTTTGACCTCAATGGCAAGAGATATATCTACTACAATTGCTTTGTAGAAAGCATTGCGGATATAAAATAAATAACAATTCAGACCAAGAAAATAGTCTTTAAATAATTTCCGAAACACTAAGAGGTGCGTAAAATATTGGTGTGCTAAGAATAGCTTTTACTACTGACTACGCATATTACCGGCTAACAAACAGTTAGTCATTGCATTACTTTACTTTAAGGAGTGAATACATGGAGTACCAAGGCGCAATTAAAGAAATGGAAAAAGGAATAAAAAGACTTCGAAAAGAATTAGACGAAGCCAAGTTAGGAATAAAAACATCACAGAACGAGTCTCTTATTTGTGATGATACGATGAAAATAGATATTCTTGGAACAGAATACAGAATTGAAACCCACAAAGTATCAGAGGACAGTTTCATGGAGGAAAAAAGTCTTGCAGGATATTGCGGAGAAGATAGCAAGCTGATCGTAATTGCCGACATGTCGGAAGAAAAGTACTTTCCAGATATGAACGAGAAAGAGAAAGAATCATACCGAAAAAGAACTTTAAGGCATGAAATTATCCATGCATTCTTCAATGAAAGTGGTTTATCTGATTCTTCGAATTGCTACAATGGTGCATGGGCAAAGAATGAGGAAATGGTTGATTGGCTTGCAATTCAAGCCCCGAAAATCTTTTCTACGTTCAATAAAATGAATATTTTGTAAACATGCATTACCGGCTACAGATTGATTGTAGCCGCTAACCTAAAACAGTTATAGGCAGAGGTCAAGGCACTTCTGCTTTTTGCGGAGGTGCTTTTTATTTGGCTTCAAAGCAGTTAATCAATGCAGTAAATGGATATGAAAATTACATACAGAGAAAAGGCGTTGATGAACAGGTAATTAATGCCTATGTAGATGCTTGTAGCGTAGCCATAAACGGAGAGAAAGATATTGAGTATGGATTACAACTTACAGAAAGGGCAAAAGACATTATAGAGCGCTTCTGCAAGGATAAAACAGGTGGTACGATTTGGGATTTGGAAAAATATGCATTCGACCACAAAACCGCATATGATCTGATAAACAAAAAATATGAGATTTTGTTACTTGAAGCCCAAAACAAAATAGTTGACAGCTATTTTCAGTACATAGAGAAAAAGCGTGAGCCTAAAGACCGATTTTATATGCCACGCAGGAAACAACTAATCAAAATCGGACTTGTGGACGCATTGCAAGGCATGATTGATGATAAATACGACATATTGTGCGTGAGTCTAGTGCCGGGAGCTGGAAAGAGTACGATTGAGAAATTTTTTCATTCGGCAGTTGCTGGTTGGTTTCCAAAAGACTACAGCCTATTTTATTCGCACAGTGGCGATATTACACGAATGTACTACGATGGGGTATACGACATTGTTACCAATAATGATGATTATGCATGGCATGACATTTTTCCTAACCTATCAGTTACAAGCACGAATGCCAAAATGGAGCAATTCAATATTGGCAAATACAAACCTTTTCCGTCTGTACAGTGTACTTCTGTAGGAAGTAAGAATGCTGGTAAAGTCCGTGCGAGTAAATTTTTGCTAGTTGATGATATGATAGGTGGAATTGAGGAAGCCTTAAATCCTACAATACTTGATAAATTATGGAATAAATACGCAGTAGACGCAAGACAGCGTAAGACACAAGATACAGACGGAAAGCCGTGTAAAGAGATACATATTGCCACTCGTTGGAGCGTACATGATGTTATCGGACGTATTCAAAATATGTATATTGGAAATCCGAGAGTCAAAACAATATCGGTTCCTGATGTAGACCCAGTGACAGGGGAAAGTAATTTTGATTATGAGTATGGCGGTTTTACGAAAGAGTTTTTTGCCGACCAACAATTACTCATGGACGAAATCTCTTACCGATGTTTGTATAAACAGGAGCCTATTGAACGTGAGGGATTACTATTCCCGGATGATAAAATCCGCAGATACCTCAATCTGCCACACGGAGAACCAGAAATTGTTACAGCTCAATGTGATACTAAAGGCAAGGGAACAGACTATTTTGTTATGCCTGTGCTTCAAAAATATGGGGACGACTATTACTGCGTTGATTGCGTGTGCGATAATACGGCAGACTATGAAATGCAGTATGAAAATGCGTCAAACATATTGGTCAACAATCAGGTACAAGAGTGTGAGTTTGAACGTAATGCCGGTGGTGACAGAGTGGCTATGGAAGTTAATAAGCGAGTTGAAAATAAAGGATGGATATGCAACATCACTGATGTACCGACAGAGACAAATAAGGAAGCACGTATTTTTCAGTGTTCTAACTGGATTTTACAACATATTATTTTCAAAGATCAATCACTTTATAAGCCTAATGAGCCATATGGAGTGATGATGTCATTATTAAAGCAATATTCGGTATCGGGCAAGAAACAATTAGATGATGTGCCGGATGTTTTCTCAAACTTTGCGTTAAGAATTACAAAAGGAAACAGGATAAAGAAGACAGTAATAATATCAAGTCCGATATAAGAGGAGGGTTTGTATGACAACCAAGGATTATTTGAACCAAATAAGCAGACTCAATAGAATGATAAATAATAAGCTGTCAGAGATATCACAGCTTAGAGAACTTTCCCACAGCATATCGGCGGTAAAAAATGAAGAAAGAGTAATGTCGTCATCTGACCCAGATAAAATAGGCTCTACATACGCCAAAATTGACGAAATGGAGCATAATCTTGATAACATGATAGATGAATACATTGAAAAAAAAGACTTGATTATAGGGCAAATAGACGGCATAGAGAATGAAGATTGCTATAATATTTTGTTTTCAAGATATATCGAAAAGAAAACTTTTGAAGTCATCGCTACAGAAATGAAATACTCATGGAGGCAAATTATCAGACTTCACGGAAAGGCTCTTAAAGCATTTGAAGAAAAATATGGTAACACGTATTTAAAGATGTCATAGAATGTCATATTGCTCCAATGATATACTGTATTTGTAAGAAGTTACAAAGATGTTTTTCATAAACACATTCTTCATCAAAAGCACCGTTGCTTAATTGTGGCGGTGCTTTTTGTTATGCAACGAGGTAAAAATATGAATTTTTATATGAATAAAGATAAATCAATCATGTGCCCGAACTGTCATAAGTTTTTAACTAAAGCAGACAGCAAAGACCCACGAACGCATAAACTGTCCTGTAAGCACTGTCGCAAGTGGATTTGGTATGTACCTAACAATGATGACGATTTTCAGATTAAGGAAATACCGGACAGAAGAAGTTCGAACGGCATGAGATTTTATTAGAGGTGTAGGCAATGCAGGCAGGAAGAATTGTCATATATACAGGCGCAAAAGAAATAACGTCTGACAATATAATACCAATTTTGCGTGAAGCAATTTTGGAACATGATATCAATTCTAATAGAATACAGTTTCTTCTTGATTATGACGCAGGAATACAGCCAATAGTTAGGAAGAATCCAAAGACTTACAGACCAGACATTGACTGTAAGTGTTGTGATAATGTGGCTAATGAAGTCACGGAGTTTAATTTAGGTTTTAAGTGGGGAAATCCTATAACGTTAGTTCAAAATGGCGACAATGAGGATTCTAACCTTACAAAAGCTATAGCGGAATTAAACAGTTGCTACGAATCACAGAACGCAAGACAGAAGCAGCAGAAACTTGCAAGATATGTTGAAATCGGTGGTGTTGGATATGTCCTTATTGATATAAATACAGAATACGAGGATGGGGAAAGCTATTTCACATATAATGTATTAGACCCAAGGACAACATTTGTTGTAAGATCAACCGCCTACAGCGACAAGAGAGTTGTTCTTGCCGGGACATATATAAAAGATAAGCACAGTGGCACCAGGTATTACACTTGTTTTACCAAAGATACGAGATATGAAATTACCGACGGAATAAAAATCACTAACGGAAAAAATAAAGGGAAAACAAAATGGGGGTTTTTGGAGAGAAGCGGAGAAGAAAACCCGCTGCATAAAATTCCTATCATTGAATACACAAGGTCATTTGATAGAATGGGCTGTTTTGAACGGCAAATATCTGAAATGGATAACTTAAACCTACTCATTTCAGATTTTACAAATGATGTCGAACAGAATACACAGGCGGTATGGCATACAAATGATGTTGATTTCCCAGTTGAACAGGAAACAACAGTTGATAAAGATGGAACGCAACGCATTACTGAAAAAGCAAGAAAACCAAAATCTGGAGAATGGATGCAGACCTACACATCAGCAGATGGCAAAACTCCAATAGTTGAGCCACTTGCAATTAATTATGATTACACAGGTATGCTTAATAATATCCAATCAAGGCGACAGATAATCTTGCAGAAATGCAATGTGCCACAACGAAATGATAACAGTGGCGGTAGTACAGGAGTTGCAATGTCAGACGCAACAGGTTGGTCACAGGCTGAAACAGCGGCGGCAAAACAACAATTAATTACTGATGGCTGCAAAATGGAAGAAATAAAAGTTGTTCTTGCGGCTATTAAGTTGTCAAACAATGTTAACAGCAGTAACCCATTACTTAAATTAAGGGCAATGGATGTAAAACCTAACATTAAGCGACAAAAAACTTATGAAATGTCAACCAAGGTTAATGCCATGGCAACATTGATAAGACACGGATTTAGCCTTAAAGATACAGTTGATGCAATTCCATTCTTTGATGACCCTAACGATGTTGTAGCGAGAAGCGGAGAGATGGTTAAGGCATATCAAGACAGTATAATCAACAAAGGCACACAGAACCAAGCGGAGGGTGGAGATGGAGAACAGCCACCTAATAAAGACCGCACAATGCAAGACTTATCAGACCAGACAGAAAATAGTCCGGTTATAGATAAGAGCAGAACAGATAAATAATTGATATTGAGCCACAAGGTAGAAAATGCCTTGTGGCTTTTTATATGCCCTAGAGAAAGGGCAATACAAATATCGCAAGAAGTTGAGAGAACAACAAAAAACGCAGAAAGCAGAGGTAAAGAAATTATGGCAGATGTAATTAACACAACAACAGAACCAACAACCAACAATGAACCACAGAACGAAGAGCATACACCTAGCGTAGAAGAACTTATGGCACAGCTCGCTAGTGAAAGAGCTGAAAAAGAGAAGTATAAGAACGCTTCCGATAAAGCCAGTTCAGAAGCAGCTAAGTACAAGAAAGAACTTCGCTCGAAGCAGACAGCAGAAGAACAGGAAGCGGAAGCAAAAGCGGAAGCTGAAAAATTGCAGGCTGAAAAGTTCGAGAACATGAGCAAAGAACTTAATCATATGAAAGCTGTCAATGCTTATCAGAAAGTTATAGGTGATGGAAAGGATATTGATTCTTTGATTGAGGCTGTTACAGATGCAGACCATAGCCTTATAGCAACTGTAATTGCTAATGAAGTGCAAAGACAGGTTAAAGAAGCAAAGGCAGAGTGGCTTAAATCAAGACCGGCTATTAATGCAGGCGGTGGAGAAGAAAGCACGATAACACAGGAACAGTTTAACAAGATGAATTACCACGAAAGAGTGGAGTTCAAAAATAAGAATCCAGAACTTTATAAAAAGTTCACAGAGTAGAAAACGGAGGTAAAGAAACTATGCCACAGACTAAGTTAGAAAATTTAGTAGACCCACAAGTAATGGCTGATATGGTATCAGCTAAGTTACCAAAGAAAATTAAGTTTTCGCCTATTGCAAGAGTTGATACAACACTTGTAGGCAGACCGGGAAGCACAATCGTTGTGCCAAAGTATGCTTATATTGGTGACGCAGAAGATGTAGCAGAAGGTGTTGCTATGGGTACAACAGTACTTACAACATCTACAACAGAAGCAAAGGTTAAGAAAGCAGGTAAGGCTGTAGAGCTTACAGATGAATCAGTATTATCTGGTTATGGCGACCCACTTGGTACAGCTATCAATCAGATTGCTATGTCAATCGCTGCAAAAGTTGATAATGACAGCTATGACGCACTTTGCACAGCACCTATTGATTACGATGGAACAGCAGCACCTATCAGCTATTCAGCAGTTGTAGCGGCTAATAGCAAATTTGATGATGAATCTGATTCATCACTTACAAAGATATTATTCATTAACCCAGCACAGGAAGCAACATTACTTAATGACGATGATTTCAAGAGCAATGACAAGTACCCACTTAATGTAATTATGAATGGAACTATCGGTTCTATTGCAGGAGCGCAGGTTGTTAAGTCTAAAAAAGTTAAGCTGGTTAAGTATGAGCTTGATGATTCAACAGGAACAATCAATGTTGTAGCTGATACAACAAGTGAGGATGCAACGAATGTTCACCTTGACACAGCACTTGCACATACGCTTAAGCCAAAGGGCAAAGAAATTAAGGTAGGTAGCAAGTTAAAGTCTGTTACAACAGAGTTCTACGCTTGCCCTATTGTTATCGTGTCAGCAGATGACCCTAACGAGGACGCAGGTGCAGATGGCGCATCAGAGGAAGAGAATGCACTTACAATCTATATGAAGAGAAGCGTTGAGATTGAATCAGACAGAGATATTCTTGCAAAGACAACTGTTATCTCTGGTGATGAACACTATACAGCAGTCTTAAGCAATGATTCAAAGGTTGTTCTTGCTAAGTTTGGAAAGTAAGAGGTGTTTATATGTTATTAAGACGACATAAAATCAACGCCGCAAAGCAGAGCGAAGAAGTAACAGCAGATAATGTAAGACAAGAAGCTGTTTATGGAGATGAGCTTAAGTATGAGGAAGAGCAGGACAAGTTCCCTGCTCAACCTACAAGCGACTACACAAAGACAGATATTAAGCGTATGTCAACAGCGGACTTGCAGACACTTGCCTTAGAACAAGGTATTGAGAACGCAATGGAGCTTACAGGAGCAGAACTTAAAGAACTGTTAATTGAGAAATTAGGGTTATAGGAGCTGAAATTATGGAATACACCACATTAGAGCAAGTTAAAATCAGACTTAAACAATTTCATATTGATACAGTCACAAATGATGATGAAACAACATCTGATGTGGTAGTGTTCGATAACAAAGAAGATAATCCGGTAATCGAACAGCTTATTAAACAGGCTGCAGAAGATGTAAAGGCAAAGAGAAATTATCCAGACAGCTACACAGATGAAATGATAGCTGAAGACTTAAAGAAACACCAAAGTGTCATTGTCAATCTGGCTGTCTATGACCATTCACAGTCTGGTGAAGAATTTATGGAAAGTTTTAGCGAGAATGGTGTGAGCAGAGCTTGGAGAGACAGAGAAAAGCTATTTGTCGGGGTATTTCCATTTGCTAAAGTTTTATAAAGAAGATTGAGCGTGACCATTATGGTTGCAGGCGGCGCACATTAAGCGGTGGTGGGCAGTGCGTCAAAAGGAGATTCAAATGAAAAGTATTTTGATTCAAACTTATCTTGTAGTGCTTCCGATAGTGCTTGGATATATAGTTTGGCTTCTTAAACAGCAAAAGAAAAGCAGGGATGCGAACAGTAAAGGAACAATGCTCCTTTTGCGCGTCCAACTTATTGAATACCATGCAAAGTACACCGGAATCGGAGAAATACCATCATATGCCTATCAAAACTTCTGTGAGATGTATGATGCGTACCATGCGCTAGGTGGAAATGGAATGGTTACGAAAATGAAACATGAGATTGAAGAGATTCATATAGGGAAAGGAGATAAGAGCCATGAGGAATTGGAAGGATTGGACTAAGAAAGCCGGAATCCGAGCAATCAAGACTGTTGCACAGGCGGCGGTTGCCGGAATTGGAACGGCGGCATTTATGGGCGCGGTGGATTGGAAATATGTTCTTTCTGCATCAGTCCTTGCCGGAGTGTTATCACTTCTGACAAGTGTTGCCGGAATCCCGGAGGAAAACACCAATGCTTGACATTAACAAGCAGGAAATGAAGTATTCTCAATCCGGTCAGAGGGTATTCATCCCACAAACTGACGAAAATGGAGATATTGTCTATGAAGGGTACAAGGATTCCGATGGAAACTTTGTACCTTATTTAGATTCCGAAGGCAACAAGATTCCAAAAGGCGAGGAAGTTGAAGGGTTTTCAGAACCTACGACATTCCAAGCCAATATCAGCAATAAGCTGTCGGAAGCCCTTGTGAAAGAATTTGGAATTGATGATAGTACATCATACTGTCAGCTTGTCACGGATAAAGGATATTTGCCACTGAAAGCCGGTGATGTGGTGTGGAAACGTTCGGAAGTCAAGCACACTGATGATGGACTTGTGGATTCAGAAACCGCAGATTACATCGTAAAAGGTGTTGCTGATGAAGGATTGACCACGGATTTGTTCCTTCTTCGGAAGAATATTAAGTAGGTGATTGCATGAAAAAGAAACCTATTTCAATGACACTATCCACTAAGTCCATACAAGACACTATAAAGAAATTAGAGCAGTACCGCGATAGTTTACAGGCTAAATGCGATTTACTTGTTTCTAGGCTTGCACAGGAAGGTCAGACGGTGGCAATAAAACAAATATCGAAATCTCCAATCGGAAACACGATAACGGTAAGGGTAGATAAAGCACCACAGTTAATGACCTCAAACGCGATTCTGATTGCAACCGGAAAAACGGTAACGGCAGAAGATAGAGAACCGTTCTATACTTTGTTGGCGGTAGAGTTTGGAGCCGGTATTTTTTACAACTCCAAAGAGAACCCGAAAGCACCAGAACTTGGATTCGGTGTCGGCACGTATCCGGGGCAAATACACGCTTTTGAAGATGGTTGGTACTATTGGGACGATAAGACCGAAACATGGCGTTATACCCACGGTATCAAAGCCACAATGCCTATGTACAATGCGGAACAACAGATTATTCAACAGTATGTAAAGATTGCAAGGGAGGTATTCGGTGGAAAATGATTTAAATGGGTGGGCGATTTATTTTGAAGATACCGTTTACCGATTGCTGAAAGTTTACATGGAAAGCAAAGAAAGCGGAATCAAGGTAACACAGGACGAGGAATCAAACGGAACGCCTGTTTTTCCAACACTTCTTATACAACAGATTGGATTCACAGAAGCTGGGAGAGATACGGAGTCCTATTTTATTAACGCAATTCGCCCGACATTTCAAATTACAATAACGAATAAAGGGAAAAGAGAAAAGATTAAGGACATTGCAGAGTGTGCAGTGTCCTTTTTTAAATCAAAAAATTTTGATGTGTCAAATGCTGTGTTCACGATTTCCAAACAAGTGCGCACGGCAACTTTTCGCGTATCGCGAATTATTGGAGCGTATGAAAATTTAGCATAGCCGCAAGGCAGAAAGGAAGCAGAAAATCATGGCATCAACAAGTTATAAGTCGCGTGTGATTATTAAAGAGCACACAGCGGAACAAGCCGACTTTGCAGGGACTTACAACCTTTTACTTGCTGCAAAGTCTATTCCATCTCCGGCATCTCCACCAAACACGGTTGAGTCAACCACGATGGAAGACCCACAGCAGACATTTGAGAAAGGTATTAAGACAGCGGATTCCCGGGAAATCACCGGAAACCTTGCAAAAGAATATCTGGAAAACATCGAAAAGCTGGGAGATAAAAAGGTTGACATTATCCACCTGTACGGTACAGATGGAATCGGTGGCGTGGCAAAATACGCATACACCGGAACTGTTACCGCGACACCGAATGATGTAGGCGGTGTAGATGAAATCCTTGAAATGACCGCAACTGTTATTCCGAGCACGGCATCAGAGCTTGTTACGGATAAGCTGAAAGTCGTTGATAACAACGATGGAACATTCACTGTAACAGTGGTGGGGTAAAAAGCCTATCGGACGAGCAATCGACCGCACCGGTAGGCGAGGATGATCGGTCGATAGCAGAACTTGAAGCAATAAGATAAGCAACAATGGGGCGGTGGCAACACTGCCCCTTGCCAATATAGGGCAGAAAGGCAAGGTAAAACATGAAAGTTAAATTAGGTGGAAAAGAATATACAATTCAGTTTGCAACAAGACCATCGTTAAAATCACATATCTTACAGGATATTATGAAGACACAGGACATGGAAGATATTTCTTCTATGGAAGATATTCTTCTTGAAACACTTCCTAAGACGCTTCTTGTGGGATTGCAGATGCATCACAATGAAGAATTTGGATATGATTACAAAACAAACGATGGTTACGATGAGAAGCTTGAGAAGGTGTCCGACATTCTCTATGATGCGATTGACACAAACGAGATTAACTGCATGGATTTATTCGCTGATATGCAGGAGGAAATGATGACAAACGGTTTTTTAGCGCAGATGATGGAGTCGTTGGAGAGAGCGCAGGAGCAGGAGAAAGAGAAGAAAAAGACCCCATCCAAAGCGAAAGTCAAGAATTAACATGGGAATATTACGTTGCGGAAATCCGTCCGTTTTACCTTATGGTAACGAAAGGCTACGGATTTTCCATTGATGATATAGATATGATGAATCCAGAGTTGCTTAAGCCTTATGTGGATGCATATAAGGCAGAATGGAAGCAACGCGACATGGAAATGTATATGTGGTTCGGAAGATATGCAACGTCAGCACTTGTGACCGCAATAGACGCGACATTCGGCAAGGGTAATAGTAAGTACGTGAAAGAAACTTGCTATGATTCCATCGAAAAGCAGAATACGGACGATCCCGATGCTGAGATACGAGAAATGCTTAAGGCGGAAGAAGCATGGGCGGCTGAATCAAGGAAATCACATTTACCAAAGCCAAAGATAGTTTAAGAAAAGAGGTATTACCATGGCAGTAATTATCGGAAGTGCGCGACACGATGAACACGGAAACTGCTATTCTGGCGGAAAAGCCGGAGACCAGACCGGACAGGAAGTGTCTACGCAGAAGTTTTATAACCATTCTAAGGGATGGTACGTGCTAAGGGCGAAGGACGATAGGGTTGCGGAGAAGTTAGCTGAAGCTATGCAGATTGCATCTGACAATAAAAATATCGGCTATGACCAATCGGAACGCTACGGAGTCATTAAGCATGGCATTAACACAAAGGTCAAGACGGAATGCGATTGTTCTTCTCTTGTACGTGCTTGTATTATCTATGCATCCGGTAAGGATGTGGGAGATTTCAATACATCCAATGAACGACCGGTAATTTTGAAATCCGGTTTGTTTGATGATATGGGGTCTTATCATGCCGGGTTTATTCTTCGCAACGGAGATATTCTTGTGACACGCATAAAAGGGCACACAGTTATTGTTGTAAAAGGCGCAAAGAAATGCAAAACCAAGTATTATCCGAAGTATACCGGAAATTCCGGTTCAATAGTCGAAGCATTAAAAGCGGTTGGGGAAGATGATGTGTCGAAAGAACATCGTGCGGAAATCGCAAAAAAGAACGGATTTTCCAATTTCAAGTTTACATCAGAGGAAAATTCAAAGATGCTTTCTCTTCTGAAAAAGGGAAAACTGAAAAAGTAATTCAAGGGCGGTAAGGGTCAAATCTTACCGTCTTTTTCTTATGTAGAAAGTTGGTGGATAAATGGAATTAGAGTCTCTTGAAATAAAAATCCAAGCGCAGGCACAACAGGCAAGCGGTCAGATAGATGCGCTTGTGACAAGACTTGGGCGATTATCTTCCGCGCTTTCTGGGCTTAGTACCGGAAATCTGAATAGTCTTTCCACAGGGGTAAACAGACTCGCAGGGGCAATGACGGCAATGCGTGGAATTGACACACGGACTTTTTCTGCAGTTGCAAGAAATGTAAGCAAATTAGGCTCTATCAACAGCAAACAGATTAATGCTGCGGCTGGTTCTATGCGTCAGATTTCCAATGCGGTAAAAGGGATTTCTGGAATGTCGGCATCTGTTAAGGGTCTGACCGAACTTGCATCTGCAATCAAACAGCTTGGCTACCAGAGTTCCACCAAGGCGATTGAAAATATTCCGAAACTTGCAGTTGCTATGCGACAGCTTATGTCTGAACTGTCGAAAGCCCCTAGCGTGAGCCGGAATATTATTGACATGACAAATGCATTGGCAAAATTATCGCGTACCGGTGGAGCGGCAGGGACAGCGGCAAAAAGCATCACAAGCTCATTTAGCGGATTTAGTTCCAGTGCTTCTGCGGTTACCAAGAAGTCGTTCTCCCTTGCGTCTGCAATCGGAAAAGTGTATGCAACGTATTGGGCTTTATTTCGCGGATTTAGGCTACTTGGAGACGCCATTGACATATCATCCTCACTGACAGAGGTTGAGAACGTTGTAAGGCAGACATTCGGGCAGTATGAAAGCCTAATTAACAATTTCGCAAAAACATCAATTGAAAAATTTGGTATGTCTGAATTGTCCGCGAAACAGTTTGCAAGCCGTTTCCAGGCCATGGGAACTGCCCTTGATATTCCGCAAGGGCAGATGGCAAAAATGTCTATCCGGTTGACAGAATTAGCCGGAGATATGGCTTCATTCTATGATGTGAGCCAAGAAGATACTGCCAAGAGTCTGCAATCTGTATTTTCCGGTACTACGGCACCTATGCGGCGTTATGGTATCGACTTGACACAGGCAACATTAAAGGAATGGGCGTTAAAGCAAGGACTTGATGCGAACATTTCTTCAATGACGCAGGCTGAAAAAGCCATGTTGCGTTATCAGTATGTGCTTGCGCATACAACCAATATCACCGGAGATTTCGCACGTACAGCCGATACATGGCATAACCAGATAACCATGCTTAAAGAGAACTTCAAAGCACTTGGAGCGGTTGTTGGTGGTGGTTTAATCAATGCATTCAAGCCATTTATCAAGGTGCTTAATTCAGTTCTGCAAAAGGTTATTTCCTTCGCAGAGATGGTAACAAATGCTTTAGGTTCTATCTTCGGATGGAAGTATGAAGCAAGCAAAGGGGCAGGAATCAGCGGTCTTGCTGATGATATTGGAAGCGCATCTAATGGCATGGACGATTTAAGTGATGCCGCAGGAAGCGCAGGGAAAAACACAGGCGGTATCGCAAAGAATGCCAAGAAAGCAAAAAAGGAAATCCAGCAGGCAACTCGTGCATTTGATGAATTAAAGGTTATTTCAAAACAAAGTAAAGATAATACTTCCGGTTCCGGGAATAAAGGTTCTGGTTCTGGATCTGGTTCAGGTGCTGGTGGCGGCACCGGTGCTGATGGTGGATTAGTTCAGACGGACACCATCTTTAAGAAATTCAAAAGCAAAATCAAAGACCTTGAACAGTTGGGAGAGTCTATTTCCGGTGCGTTAATTAACGCAATGAAAAAAATTAAATGGGAAAAAGTGTATGCAAAAGCTGAAGGCTTTGGAAGGGGATTAGCCAAATTCCTTAACGGACTATTTAAAGGGCAAAAAGGAACAACGCTTTTCGGAGAAACCGGAAAACTGATCGCAAATTCATTAAACACGGTGCTTCATGGATTGGATTCGTTTGGAACGACATTTAATTGGAAGCAATTTGGAAATTCAATCGCAGACGGAATAAACAAGTTTTTCCAAAACTTTGACTTTGCATTATTGGATAAAACGCTTAATGCATGGGCGCAAGGGGCATTTGATGCGGTCACTACGGCATTAAGTAAAATTTCTTGGAAGGATGTTTGGAAAGGTGTCAAGGAGTTTTTAAGCAACCTAGACGTAAAGACGGTTGCGATTATCATCGGTGCGCTGACAATCAAAAAAATTCTTGGATTGCATCTTGCAAAAACCGCACTTGGAATCATAGGGACTTCCATTTCAAAAGCAATTGCTGGTTCACTTGCATCAAGGCTTGGCGTTGAAATTGCGGCAAATGAGGGAATCTCGGCAGTATTGTCTACCGCTTTGTCAAAAAAAATAGGTGGGGCGTTTGCTACACTTGGAACAACTGTTTCAGCTGGTGTCAAAGCTTTATTCGGTAGCGGTGCGGCAGAGAGCGCACTTTCTTTTATCAGTCCGGTAGCAAAAGCTATAACCGGGATTGGCTCTGTTGCAATTGGCGCGTTTACTGCAATATCAAACTTTGTGACCATGCTAAAGAACGGATTCAGTTGGCTTAATGAAGCACTTATGCTTGTCGGAGTTACGATTACGGCAGTCGGGGCGGTTATTTTAGGGGTAGCGGCAGCACCGGCAGCGATTACCGCAGGAATAGTAGCCGCTGTTGCAACGGCAACTGTAGTAGTCAAGGATCATTGGAAAGAAATAAAAGAAATTTTCTCAAAAGCAGGAGATTGGTTTAATACTAATGTGATTAAGCCAATAAGCGGATTTTTTAAGGGATTATGGGAATCCGTTTCCGGTTTTTTCTCTTCTTTATGGAAAGATATATCCGGTGTATGGAAAACAGTTTCTGGATGGTTCAATACTAATGTTATAACTCCTATTGTTTCATTTTTCCAAGGATTTTCGAAAAGAGTCGGTCAAATCTTTCAAGGATTGTGGATTATTGTCAAGGCTGTATGGATTGTTGTTTCTGATTGGTTTAAATCAAAGGTAATAGAGCCAATAAAGAAGAATTTTGAATTATTGAAATCGGCAGTATCAACCGCATTTAAGGTTCTATGGACAACTGTGAAATCGGTATGGGCTGTGGTTTCCGGTTGGTTTAAGGAGCATGTTACAACACCTATTAAGAATGCTTTTAGTTCAGCAAAAGAATCTATTCAGAAAGCATTTAGCGCGGCAAAAACAGCGGTAACCGGGGCGTGGAACAGTGTTTCTAGTTGGTTTAAAGAACATGTAACCACCCCGATAAAAAATGCTTTCTCGAAGATGAAAGAAAGTGTAGCTGAAATATTCAGCAAATTATGGAATAGCGTGAAAAGTGGCGTTGCCGGGGCAATGAACACCGTAATTTCAAGAATTGAAACAGCAATAAATTCATTGATCGGTGGAGTGAATACCGTTTTGAGAGGGTTCAACAGTGTTGTTTCTGCGGCGGCTAAAGTAGCAAAGGTAAAGTGGAGCGGAGTCGATCTTGTGCCGAAAGTGAGCCTACCTAAAGTAAAGGCTTATGCAACGGGCGGTTTTATGGATAAATATAGCATAGCAACAGTTGGAGAAAATGGACTTCCGGAAATTATGGGAACAGTCGGAGGTAAGCCAGCGGTCGCAGGAAGCCAAGAAATTACTGGAATCAAAGATGCTATCAATTCAACATCTGCGCAAGAGGTTTCCTTATTACGACAGCAAAATCAGTTATTACAAGCTATTTTACAGAAAAATTTCGGAATTACTACAAACGACATAGGAAAAGCCGCAAGGGATTATGGGAGAGAACATTACAATCGAACCGGAGACAATGTCTATGTTTTTTAGTGACTTCTATAATCGAACGTGATATAATTCTAAATAAATCATATCACAAGAAAGGAGTCATTATGAGAAACACAAAAAAAATATTAGTAGCGATGGGGTTGGCATTTGCCGTTTTGACTTCGGCTATGCCAATCCAAAATGCAGATGGGAAACAGATTGTTGCACAGGCGGCAACTATCAAATTAAACAAGAAAGCCATTTCGCTTGATGTTGGGAAAACACAGAAATTGAAAGTTACCGGAACAAAAGCAAGAGTTAAATGGAGTTCAACCGAACCAAGCATTGCAAAGGTAGATAAAAGCGGCATTGTTACGGCAGTATCATCCGGAACGGCAACGGTCAAGGCTAAAGCCGGAAAGAAAGTGATGTCTTGCAAAGTAACCGTGAAAGAGAAAATCAACAGACTTGCATACGAAGATTCGAGCATTAGAGTTTACTTTACAGGGCTAAAGAAGGGAACATATCCGGACGAACTTATAGCTTGCTTGACAATCGAAAATATTACAGACAATAATATTACGGTTAATTCTGACGCATCATCAGTAAATGATGTTATGGCGGAAGGAACGTTATATCAAGATTTATCTCCACATAAAAAAGCCTATGTAACGTGGTGGACAATGGATGATAACATTGTGAGCTTGCCAATAAAGAATATTGACAACATACAACTATCCCTAGTTGTCTGGAATGAGGACTCGGAAGATTCCGACTACTACGTGACAGATTCTTTTGGGTTACTGAAATGAGTTAAAGGATTTTTGGGAGGAATTTGATCATGAAACAAAGTGGATGGGGAATTGCATCTTTAGTGTGCGGAATAGCAGGCATTTTGTTAGCGTGTGTTGCGATAGGTGTAGTTCCTGCAATAATCGGTCTTGTATGCGCAATTATTGCACTTACGCAAAAATGGAAAGGGCATGGAACTGCAATTGCGGGTCTGGCTTGTTCAATAGTTGCGATAATTATTTTTATTTTTGCGGCACTCGTATTTGACGAAAGTGATTCAGACCAACCTAAAAAAGTTGAAAACAATCGAGATGCGGAAGTATTGGACGATGAAACGGAAGAATCGACCGATTCATACGATGACTACTTCACATTAGGCGATTCGGTTGAGACTAATGACTTGATAATAACATTTTCATCTGCAAAATTAACATTGGACGATGTTGCGTATCAAAGTCCTGATGATGGAAATGCGTTTATGAAACTAGATTTTGAGTTTGAAAATATATCAGATGAAGATCAAGACATTTCTGGATATGATTTTTCGGCATACGCAGACGATTATGCTGTTGATTACATAGACAGCACATTTGACACAACGCTTAGTCCGGGTAAAAAAACTAAAGGTTCAATATATTTTGAAGTGCCTATGGACACGAATGTTTTTGACACAGAATACAGTACAAGCTATTATGGAAATTCAAAAGTAAAATTTTCAATAGTGGCAGAAGAATAAAAGTATAAGCCGTGGAAACACGGCTTATTTTAATTCCAAAATCGGATTGACACAAAATCGAAAATAGTCTATCCTTATTACTAAGGAAACAACCTTATCCGTGAAGATGCGGATTACTTACTTGAACGCCATACTGTACGAAAGAGGAAACCAATGTGATTTCACAAGTGGCTTCCTCTTTTTTATTCAGATAAAAATGTATGGAGGTAGACACGAATGAAAAAATCACAACTTATGCTTAAGATTCAAAACAGCATTGAGGTATTTGAGAATCCAATATTCGGACAGATCAGAATGGTCATGGTCGATGATGAACCATGGTTTGTTGGAAAGGATATATGCGAAGTATTTGGAGATACGAATTACAGAAGAAGCCTTTCAAATATTGATGATTCTGATAAGGGTGTGTCACAAATTGATACTCCCGGTGGAAAACAAAGAATGACGGTTGTTAATGAAAGCGGTTTGTATTCCTTGCTCTTTCAGATGCAACCACAGAAAGCAAAGGGTGTGTCACAAAACGACTCCCTTATAAACGAAAGAAAAGAAAAACTTCATAAGTTCAAACGTTGGGTAACATCCGAGGTTCTCCCTACAATCCGTAAAACAGGTGGGTATGTCAATAATGATGAATTATTTATTTCTACTTACCTACCATATGCAGATGAAAACACTAAACTGATATTTTCACAGACATTAAAAACTGTTAGAGAGCAGAACGAAACCATTAAAAGACAGCAGAAAGAAATCATCCATAAGGAAGATGTTATTATCGGACTCGTTGATGATATTGACTTGGCAACCAAGAGACAGCGGATAACACAGATTGTCCGTTTTGGTGCCGATGGAAAGTATCAAGAACGCTATTCGTTGCTTTATGGAGAATTTGAAAGGAAATATCACTGCAACCTTAAATCAAGGATGGAAGGGTGCGCACTCAAACCGAAAGTAAGAAACAAGATGGATTATATCGACAGGGAAATGGGAATGATTCCGCAGTTGTACGAAATCGCTTGCAAACTTTTTGAAAACGATGTAGAAAAGCTGAAATCTGAATGGGAATCAGTAGTAGCTTAAAATTTAATCAAATGGATAGCATCTACCAAAAGGTAGGTGCTATTTTTATACCCATTTTTAGGAGGTAAACGATGGGATATGGCGGATATTTAGTAAAGTTTGGCAATTATACCATACCAAACAATTTAATAAAGCAGGACACGTTTAGTTCCTATGTAAACATGCAGGATAAAGACCCTTGGACGGATGAAAACGGATATGAGCATCGTGATGCCGTGGAACTGAAAGCCTTAAAGGTCGAGTTTGAAACTAAAGCCATGCTGACCGAAAAGCAGTTTGATGATTTTTGGAAGAACATCGAAAAGAACTATACCAAGGCAAAGGAGCGCGGTGGCTATATCACGGCATATGTGCCGGAGAAACGCGGATATGTGACACAGTACGGATATATCGCTGACATTCAGCCTACGTTCTATTCTGTGGCACATGGGAAGATAAAATATGACCCAATCAAGTTTTCATTTATAGGCGGTGTGTATGATAAATAGTAGTTTGAAAGAAAAGTATTGGGATTCCGCGACAGATAAGCAGATGGTCATATCTGTTGTTGGAACGAATCAGAAGATAGACAATTCGATGCTTGAAATCGGTACGTTTGCACTTGAAGAAAGCCTTTGTTCGGAATCTGAATTAAAGTTTGGAGCGTGCGAAGCGAATTGCGTAAAATTCACAGCGCGGAACACCGCAGGAAACATTATTGGAAAGACAATCTCTATCGAAGAAACAATCGACGGAGATAGCGAAAATCCGATGCCATACGGAGTTTTTAAGGTTGCATCCGATGTTCCTACGGCCGACCGAACGAAACGGCAGATTACGGCATATGACGCTATGTACGACATTATCAATACGGATGTAAAGTCTTGGTATGCAGGACTTAGCTTTCCAATGACACTTAGGCAGTTCCGCGATAGCTTTTTTGCGCATCTTGGAATTGCGCAAGTCGAAACGAGCCTTGTCAATGATTCCATGACGGTCAATAAGACGATTGTAGCCACACAGACGGACGATTCAAGCGCAGTCACAGAAGAGTCCGCTATCAGCGGAAAAACGGTTGTGACGGCAATCTGTGAGATTAACGGATGCTTTGGTAATATCAACCGGAATGGCAAGTTTGAGTATGTCTTTCTGAAAGCAATCACAAGCGCACTTTATCCGGCAGAAGATTTATTTCCGTCTGACAATTTATTTCCGTCTGATGCAAACACAGAGTCCATGACCGGACACTATATCACGTTTGATTATGAGGATTTCCAAAGCAAGGCAATCACACAGCTTGAAATCAAGACAAGTGAAGATAATGCCGGTGCTATTGTTGGAACTGCCGGAAACAACTATTCGATTACAGGAAACTTTCTTGTATCAGACAAGACCGGAGCAGAGTTGGAACGGATTGCAAATAACCTATTGCCGATTATGGCACAGGCGGCATACACACCGATTAAAAGTTGCACCTGTGTCGGAAATCCATGTCTGACACTTGGGGAACCAATCCGATTCAATACCACGAGAGAGATTGTTGAAACGTACATTCTGCAAAGAACCTTAACCGGAGTACAAAGCAAGAGAGATTCAATCTCGGCACAGGGCACGCAGACACACTCTGCAAAGGTTAATTCTATCAGAGATACGCTTGAAAGCGTGGAAAGACGTACCGGAAAGTTAGAAAGGAATGCAGACCATCTTCAATCCACGTATGAGGATTTAGAGGAACAGACAAATACCAAGTTTGAGCAGACCGCAAAAAGCATTGTCGCAGAAGTCAATCGTGCGCAAAAGGCAGAGGGTGCATTGGACGCATCCTTGGAATTGAAGTTAGGCAGAGACGAGAACGACCAAGTTATTTCTATGATCAATGCCAGCGCAGACCAGATTATGCTTCGTGGGAACAGGCTCATAGTCGAAAGCAACAACTTCAGACTTGATGGAGCTGGACGAGTAACAATAATCGATTCGCTAAACTTTAATTCGACAGCGCTCGGTGATGACCTTACAATTATTGGGCTTGACGGAAGAGGCAGACCCATGCTGCAAAACATACTCATTGACCTAGGCACTGTAACAGATTCAAACGAGGAAAACTTGGCAACTGAAAGTTATGTTGACAATTCGCTGAGCGACTACGCAACCAAAAGCGAATTGCCAAGTGGGTATTTTACAGATGTAGATTATACACTTAATGATAGCTCTACAACCAAGTATTCGCCCAGACACTTTAATAAAGTGTCTAATTTTGGCTCGAGGGAAAGTACCTTGGATATCGAGGGTCTTTTGATTTCTATTCCGAGTTCCGATAAAAGGCTGAAAAATAATATACAATCATTAAGGGATATTAAAAGCGTTTATATGGCAATGTGCCCGGTTGAATATACATGGAAACCCGGATACATCACGCAACACACAGGCTTACAGTTTGGTTTAATTGCGCAGGATTTAGAGAAGATTTTGCAGGATGCCGGATTGTCCGATAGCGGACTTGTACTAAAAGAAAATGCCGAAGAGGATGAAAAAGCAATTCACGGAGATTCAAAGACATGGAAAATTGACAAGGAAAATCTCCATGCAATGCACATACAGATGATCCAGATGCAGCAGAAAGAAATCGAACTTTTGCAGCAGAAAAACGAAGATCTGGAACGCAGATTATCAGCGTTAGAAAGGAGTGTGAACCATGCAGAAAATTTATAGCCGGACATACTGGGAGAATTTTCCAAGCGAGAAGACCGCAATTAATCAAAATAGGCTGAACAACATAGAGAGTGGCATTGATGCAATCGACGATCGTGTGTGCGCACTCGACACCACGAAAGTTGACTTGACCAAAGCTAACGAGCTTGTAAAGGAAATCCTTTGGAATGAATCCAACGGTACGCTTACGGTCGTTAAGATGAACGGTTCCAAGGCGGTCATTGATACTAAATTGGAAAAGTTGGCAGTCAACTTCACATACAATCCGCAAACACAACAATTAGTAATCACGCTTGACGATGGCACGGTACAGAACGTGGATTTATCATCTCTGATTACAGAGTATGAGTTCTTGGACTCTGATACAATTGCATTTGAGGTTGCGGGTGGCAAGGTTAAGGCTATCGTTAAGAATGGTTCGATTACCGAGGATAAGTTGCAACCGAACTTTTTAGCGGATATTAAGGTGGAATCTGCCAAGGCTACAGCGTCTGCCAAAAGCGCAAAAGAGTCCGAAGCCAACGCGGCAAAATCCGCCACAGATGCCAAGGACAGCGCAGACCGAGCGCAGGGAATCGAAGACGAGATTAACAAGAAACTCACAATGACAGAATTTGATGTGAATGAGGATGGAGAGTTGATTTACACGGACAATGCGGCATATAACTTTGTCGTTGACAATGACGGGAATTTGAATTGGGAGGTGGCTTAAATGGCTATAGCAGGAAGAGTAGCAATCGTGCCAAAAGGCGATTGGAGCGCAGATGCTGCATATAAGAGATTGGATGCAGTGACATATAACAATACATTGTATTTTGCGAAAAAAGAAGTTCCGGTAGGAACGGCGACAAGCAATACAGAATATTGGTCGAAGTCGATTGTGGGTGGTGTCGGTGCAATCGCAACGAAAGAGGATGCCGGGATTGTGAAACCGGCAGACGGACTTTCGATTGCGGAAGATGGAACCCTTAAGGTCAGCATTGATGGAACAACACTCACAATGGATCAGGTCAACAATGTAATTAAATTGGCAGATGCCTTAAAGGACAAAATCGGAAGTGCACTGCAACCTGAAAGCATCGTCAACAACCTTACAACAACAGAGGCTGGCTTTGCTTTAGACGCTAGACAGGCTAATCCCAACGTTGAGGGTACGTTAGCTAAACAGATAAGTGATTTAAACGGCAGTTTAAATGACTTAAATAATTTTAAATTCAGAAAAGTTATTGATAATTGGTCTTCATCGTCGCAAGTATCTGGTGGTTGTGGGATGTACAAAATCAACACAATAGAAGATAAATTCTATAATTTGATATCTAAGAACGTAACAACTTTTAAAAATGTTGGCGATTACACACTTATAATATTTTCGTGGAATGGCTTAGAAACTTTAAGGTATAGCTCTGGGTTGCTTACAACTCCACGAAGTACTACTTTTTGTTTTGTACAAGTTTGGGATGGGGACTTTATTCTATACGATGTTTAGTTTTATTCCGGAAAGAGTATTATTAAGAAATAACATTCCAATCCTGCCAATTTCCCAAATCTTTGACACGAACGGCTAATTTTCCATTGTATTGTGCAGCTATAGATACACCTATTTGAACCGCATAGCCACCACCTGGCTCAACAAATGGAATTGTTAAAAGTATAGTGTGGAAATTTGGAAACGGATTATTGGTAGAAGTATCATAATTGCTGTTCGGTTGCATACGTGCAATTCCAGGGTCAGCGTTGTTCGCATCTTTTGTTTCTTTAATCGCATAAAATACAGTATTTAAACTGCCGTTTAAGAAAATATATCGAACAAATATTCGAACGCAACTTATTAACCATTTTTTATCATAGAAAGGAAAAAATAATATGGATAAAATTATTTTAAAAGATCAGACAACCTTCGAGATTGCTGAAGGAGCAAGTCTTGGAAACATTCAGATCAAGGCGGAGAATTTCGATGCTGTCAAGACAATCACAGATGCTTTCACAGAGGAAAACATTGCAGAAGTGGCATTTATACACAACGATGAAGCATCTGGAAAATATACCAATCTGAAATCCGATGGGTTTACATATGTTCCGAACATGGGCGAGGATGGCACAGAAGATGGTACATATACCGTTACTATCCGGTTGCGGACAAAGACGGAAATGGAAAAGGCAATTGATGAGCTTAAAGCCGGACATGAAGCAAATGCAGAAGCAATCCAAGAACTGGCAAGCATTGCTGCAGAAAGTGAGGTGTAGGATATGGTTAAATTTTATGTAAGACGTATTCTGGTAGACAAGAAAATGACGATTGATGAAGTGCCGATGCGTTGGCGCGCAAAAGTACAAGAAGAGATTGAGAAACAGCTCTCCGCTTCTCTGCAATGACATTTTCTGTCGAAACTTGCGACCGAAAAATGTTGAAATCATGCATATTACAGTGATACTATGGACTTGTCCGAAAGGACACTTCAAGTTCTGGCATGGGTGGGGTTTGGCATGGCTCCGCCCATAATTGGGGATTGACTATGCCGAACATACGTTCTGTAATTGCTTTGTTGGTACATAATAGTTTGTGATTGGAGGTTTTATGGTAGGAGAAGTAAAAACAAAAAAGACTTACAAAGAAGAAATTATAACTATGATAAAAGAAATTGAAGATTATAAGATTTTACGAATTTTGCATGAATTTGTAAAAGCTGGTTTAAAAGAAGAAAAAGCAGGGCGTTGAACCCTGCTTTTCTTTTAGAATATAAATTTTTCGAAAAATTCACATAACAATTCTTTTTTGCTTGCTGGCAATCTGCTATATTCAATAATAATTTTTTTAAAACGTTCATCATTCATTCCAATATTTAATACAACACTTGAAAATTCTTCGTCAACAGATT